TCTGCTGCTACAGCACATGGTGCTACAGGACTAAACTTTAATTTAACAGAAGTTCCAGCTGGTCATGCTTTAACAACAGGTATTGGATCATTAACATTCCAATCTAGTTCACAGTTAGCAATAACAAGCCCAGGAACTTCAACTGCTATAGGCAGTGTAGGAATTAGTCCTACAGAAGATGTAGGAGGGTTGTCTTTAACCGCTGCACATGGTACAATATCAATTAGTATTGACGATCAAGGTTGGGGGGCACAGTCTTGGGGTCAGAATGTTTGGGGTACATAATATATGGGTTTAACATTTAATCAATTAAAACAAGCAATTCAGGATTTTACTGAAAATTCTGCAACTTCATTTACAGCAGCTACGGGTTCAGGTAAAGCTCCTATAGAAGTATGTATAGAATTAGCAGAACTTAGGATAGCTAAAGAAGTAGACCTCACAGCTTTCAAAAAAATAAATACTTTCAGTCTTACGCAGAATGTATCTACAAAAGCAGTGCCTGAAGACATGGTAGTTCCCAGATATTTACGTATTCAAAACGGTGCTTTTTTATTAGAAAAAGATGAAACATTTATAAAAGAGTTTAATAGAAATCCTGCGACCACAGGAACAG